TGCTGGGGGTGCGGTGTCGGTGTGCTCGGGCATACTGGACTCCGTTCTGACCTAGACACTCAGGACGGTACTCCGCTCTGGTGGCGGTGATGTGACGGTTGCGCCCCCTGCGCAGGCTTTGTGCTTGCGAGGGGGCGCTTCGCGTGGGGGCGGGATCTGGCGGGATCGGGATGAGTGGTCGGCCCGGCTGATCGCTAGGCTGGTGGCATGCCCCCCACTCCTTCGCCTCACGGCACCGTGCGTTCGGCTGCGGCCGTGAACGCTGCGATCCGGGCGATCGTTGTGGGTGCGCAGGGCAGGCCGTGGCGGGAGGCGGAGCGGGCCCTGTACGGGCTGCTGCTGGACGAGTGGGTGCAGGCTGAGCAGCAGGTGCGGGACGTCGTCGAGGCGGCGTAGCGGTCAGCCGACGTCCGGTTCGCAGGCGAGTAGCTCGCTGCCCCGCTGCTCGTACCACTCGGCAACGGCGGCTTGGACGACGGCACGGAGTTCGTCGGCTACATCGTCGGCGTACATCTGCTCGCCGTCCTTGACGGGCAGGTGCTCGGAGGAGTGGGCGGTGAAGCCGACACTGAAGGACATGTGCGTCTTACTCACGCGGGCTCCCCATCCGGGAAATGCGGCCGGAGCGGCCAGTGGGGCGTGAACGTCGCGTCCGCGTTGTCCAGCAGCCACAGGCCGGGCTTGTCCGGATACGCCTCACGGAACGGCGCAGGTGTGGCCACCCGGTCGCGGCGGCCGATCGTCTCCGAGCGGATCACGCCGTCGTCCCATGCCTGCCGCCACTCGGCGTCGAGCACACGCCGTCGCCACGGCAGCAGCGCATTCAGCGGCTCGTCCTGCTCAGCCATGATGAGCGGGATGTTGCGGTAGTAGGTCCCGTCGGCGTTTTGGAACCAGGCGCGGCGCATCATGCCCTCAGGATGGCAGACCAGCGCCCGCGCCTACGCGTATTGGGTGCGTCGAGGATCCAACCCCAGTAACCCCGACCCGCCGCTCCCGTTCCCCGGCCCCGGATCCGGCGCCCCATCCCGCCTACACACCAGCGCATCCGGGTCATACGACGGCGCCTGCAACGAGTACCCGTCCGGGCACGTCTGCCCATCCACACCGTCCTGGCCGTCTGACCCCGCAGGACCAGGCTCACCCTGAGGGCCCGCCGGGCCCGGCTCACCCTGAACACCCCGCGATCCCGTAGGCCCGACCGCGCCCGGCTCGCCACTCGCCCCCGGACTCCCCGCCACACCATCCTTGCCCGGCGCCCCAGACGCCCCCGGCGAACCCGACGGACCAGGCGGCCCCGGAATCGGCACCGGCACCTCCGCGCGATCCGGGAGATCCTCCACCGCTTTCGCTGGATCGGGAGCCACCGGCGTCTTGCCCTCAGCTTTCACTTGCTCCCGCAGCGCCCGCACATCCCCCGCCAGCGTGCTCACCGCAGTCCCCCGCAAATCCGCCTCGGCAGCCAACTGGTCGGCACGCCGGTCCGAGGCATCGATACGGTGCCACGTCGCCCACGCAATGCCGAACAGAGCGACGATCGCACACAGGGTGGCGATGCCGCGCCAGTGCTGGACGATCGTGCGCTCAGTCCGCGTCATGGGTTCGGTGTTCCTCCGAGTCGGATGTTCTCTATCTCAAGCTGCGTGATCCTGACGAGGTAGTCGTGGCGCTGCTGCTCCAACGCCGCGATCTGTACGTCCTTCTCGGCAAGGCGCCGCGCCAGGCCGTCGCGCTCCTCCTGGACCTGGTCCGTCAGCGAGTTCGCGTTCTCCCCGCGTTTGCCGATGTACGCCACCACCGAGCCGGACAGAACACCGACACACGCGAGGACCGCGCCGAGGGTGGTGGCGTCCAACAGGGCTCCTCTACTGGCTGGGGGTGGCCGCGTGCTTCGCGTCCTGCCGGTTCGGGACCGCCCACGTCAGGCCGAGCGTGCCCAGCACCGCGGCTACCGCTGTCAGGCCCTCCTGCGTGGTGACGGTGTTGTCCGCGAGCGCCGTCCCCAGTGAGGCCGCGCCCGCCGCGATGCCGGCGACGACCGCCTTCCAGTACTTCGAGACCTTCATGGTCAGTTCTCCTTCGTGAGTGCGTCGCCGAGCCGGTCCAGCGCCGCCTCAGCCCCGGCCTGAGCAGCCGCCTGGATCTCCGATGCGTCCAGCCCGCCACCCTCGGCGAGCTTCCCCACAGCAGCGCTCAGCGCGGCCACCTGAGCCGTCAGCGCAGCCGTCGCCTTATCCACCCTGCGGCCCACAATCTCCGTGTTCCGCACCGCCGTCGCCAGCGAGATGAACGGATTCACCGAGACGGTGTCCGTGTTGGGGTTGGCGATGATCCCGTCGATCGTCAGGACCCTCTTCGCGACCTTCGTCGCGTCGTCGTCGGACAGTGGCACGTCGTCCTCCTCGGGGACGGTCTGGCCCTTCGCGAGGGCGAGCAGTCGGGTGAAGTCGATGGCGCCCGGGTCGCCGTGCACGTTCTCGGGAACGTGCATGTGGCCGCAGATGCCCTTGAACGCCTCCCACTGGGCGCCGGTCATCCGCTGTCCGCCGCCGTTCGCGTAGGACGTGGGGTATGCCGGCCAATTCGAAGGCCCGACGAGCGGGACGTCGTGTTCGGTGTTCAGCCACTTCAGGAAGGTGGCCAGTTCGGCGAGCGCCCAGTCAGGGGCTTCCGGCCAGTAGATGTGCTCAGCCGAACCCCAGTTGCGGTGGGTCGCCGGGTCGCACGTCCCCACGAGCTCGACCTGCACGACGTTCAGCGTGTTCGTCTCCACCCCACCACTGAGGTTGACCAGCGCGCGGGATGAGCGGTCGATGTCGAAATGCTGGAACCAGCGCAGCTTCCGGGCGGCGAAGTCCGGGACCGCGGTGAGGTTCGGCGCCGACCCGCCCCCGCCGTAGTCCGGCAGCGACCGGCCCTCGGTGGTGTGCAGGACGACGACGTTGACCTCCATCACATCGCCGCCGAACCGGTTCTGGTAGAAGTACGCCGTCGAGGCGCCCGGATACTTCTGCAAGCCAGCGGCCATCACAGGGCCTCCGTTCTCGGGGTGTAGCGGCGGACGGTGAGCCGCCCGTAGGGGTCGACCGTGAGCCGGTCCTCGGCGACGCCATCGCCGTCCTTGTCCCACGCAGTGGAGTGCGCGTCCGCCCGGAGCACGACCACGATCCGGTGCCCGACAGGCCAGTCCGCAGGGACCACGTAGGGCACAGCCACAGCGAGGGTGATGTGGTGGGTGTCCTTCGTGACGTTCTCGCCCACCGACCCGGCCTCGCCGTCCAGCCGCCACCACGGGCGTACCGACACCGCCGGCACCGTCCCGTCCGGGCCAGGCGACGGGTCACAGTCGTAGGCCCACAGGTGCGCGCCCAAGCCGACGTTGTAGCCCTCGTCGTTGGTGGCCTTCATCCACGCGGACACATCGAGGACGTCGCCCGCTTCGACTGGGACGATGACCCGCATGATGGTCTTCCACGTGCTGGTGGACAGGTCGACGACGAGGTCGGCAGGGACGACCTCGTTGGTCGTGTGGAAACCGGTCAGATCGAGGGCGCCTGCGTTGATGACGGTCATCAGACCTCCTCGTAGATCGTGACGAGGAGCGTCGTGAACGCGGCCAGGACCTGGATGCCGGTGCCGCTGGACATGGACCCTCGGAGCTTGAACGTGTGGCTGCCGGCCGTGCCGACCGCGCCCCGCCACGTGAAGCTCGCCTCGCCGAAATCCGTGGTGACCTCGCCGCTCCACCTCGCGTTGCCGGTGAGGCTGGACCCGTCGAGCTGGCACACGCCGCTTGCAAACGCGGTCGTCGCGGACGTGATGTCGAAGGAGAACGTCGCGGTCGCCACGTAGTACGCGCCAGCCGTCTCCGTCGTCAGCGTGATCGACGCACCGGTGATGTCCGTCTCCGTCGTCGACAACGCCAAGTTGCTGCTGCCCACCGTGTTGTAGACGGCCGGCTTCAGCCGGTTGATGCGGGCTGCGGTGATGCGCTCACCAGCGAGATAGACCATGGGCGCTCCTCAGGCGATCCGCTGCAAGCGCAGCCACGAGTCGGTGAACAAGGTGACGTTGGACGCGTCGGAGACCTGCTGCGACCAGTCCAGGGAGTACGTGCCGCTCACGGAGCCGACCCGCACCGTGGCTGCGAGGACCATGGTCAGCGCGGTCCCAACCCCCAGGCAGCCGAAGCTCTTGGCGGCGGTGACGTCGTTGGACTCGGTGCGGATCGGGTAGCCGCGGGACTGGACGGAGTCCGAGACGATCGCCGGGGTGGTGTTGAAGGAGACCACGGGGCTGTGGCCGACGCCCCAGCCAAGCCACTCGCCTTCCGTGCCGGACGGCGCCGACCAGTCCAACAAGAGGTCGGCGGCGGTCGGCCCGTCGTATTTGATCCATCCGTCGAGCACGTACACCGCGTTCGCGATCACGCTGAATGTGAGATGCGGGTCCGCGGCCGGCGTCGTCGTGGCAGCGCGCTGGGTGTCGGCGGTCTTCCGCGCGACCAGCGGCTGCGCGGAGGAGAGCAGCGATGCGGTGATCCGCTGCCCGGCCAGGTATGTCGGGTACGCCTCAGGCATGCTCCACCCCCGTCACAGCGACACGATCGTCGGATAGGCCAGCCGGATGTCCTCGCCCGCCACCTGCGCCTTGCTCACGCCGTTCACCGAGCGGGTCACCGTGAAGACCTGCGGCTGCTGGAGGTCGATGTTGTCGTAGCTGACGATCGGGTTGACGTTGCTGTTGGCGACGTCGGAGATTGACCGCAGGCCGAAGAACGGCGAGTTGGTGAGCGCGGAGTCGGTGGCCGTGATCTGCCACTCCGGCGTCTCCACCACGCTCGCGGCCCATGCTTTCGCCCGTAGTACGGCGCCACGCCCCTGGAAGCGGACCCGGTAGAAGGTTCCGGCGACGTAGGCGTCCGGCAGGGCATACGTGCCCAGCGTCGTCTGGACATCGTTCACGCGCTTCCGGATCGTCAGGCTGAGCGTGTTGGACGTGGTGAACTCCAGCTGCGCGGTGTACATGTTCGACGAGTCCACGTAGCGCGCGGCCAGGCCGCCGTTCAGCGAGCCGCCCGTTGCGGTTGCCGAGGTGGTCATGCTGCCGTAGAAGTCGAAGTCCGAGTAGGCGGTGCCAGCATCGATGAAGCTGCGGCGGGACGCGCCCGTCGTGGACAGCGTGTGCCCGCCCGCGCCGGACGCCACGTTGAAGTCGCCAGCCACGCCGCCCGCCGTCTGCCACGTCTTGCCGTTGTCCGACGTCCCCCAACTGCTGGCCGCACTGCGGGTGAACGTGTCGTAGATGAAGCTGCTGATGTCGGTGACCGTCATGATCTCGCCGCCGCACCGCACGTAGAACGGGAACTCCGCGTCGGTCGTGGTCCAGCGGGCGTAGTCCGTCGTCGACGGCGTCACTACCAGCGTCGTGTCCGCCGCGCCCACCGGGAGCAGCAGCGCGGATCCGTCCGTGTCGACGCGGGCGGCGTCCTGGTCGAGGACGCCCACCAGGTACGGGGAGGCGGGCGCGCACACGAACGTGATCGTGTGCTCGAAGTGCGTGATCGTCCGCGGGTCGAGGCCGAGGATGATCTGGTCGATCGCACCCGGCGGCAGCCACGCAGGAGGGTTCTGGACCTGGATGCGGTCGCCCTGCCGCAACCGGAGGACCGCCTGCGCGAGCGCCGGGTTGTCGACGAACGAGCTACGCGCCAGGTTCACGCTGATCTTCGGGTAGCGGGGTTCGTCGACCGTGCCCATGTGGACCCGCCACGCCGCCTGACTCGCGGCCTGCCCCGAGGAGGAGAGGTTGAGGGTGACCTCGCTGCCGTACACGCCCACCCCGGTCGGCGGAAGCTGCACGGACAGCGGCCCGTCCGTCGCCTCGTAGGTGGCGCTCACGCCGCTGACCGTGACGGTTACCTTGTTGGCGATGTACCGGTCGTCCTCCACCGGCGTCGGAATGTCCTCGGAGAGGTCGTTGCCCACGTAGTCCAAGACCAACTGGGGGTCTTGATTGCACAGGGCGACCCGGGTCCGGTAGCCGATCCCGCCACGCGCCTCGTACAACATCCCGCCGTCCGCGAGCTCCGCCTCACGGAAGTGCGTCAACGCGTTCTGCTTGGGCTGCGCGCCCATCGCGACCGTGTCGTCCAGGTCCCCGATCCACTCGAACGGGATGCCCTCCTCCGCGCACAGCCGCTGAATCCGGCGCCCCGCAGTCTCGCCCACGGGGTTGAGGTGGACGCCGAGGAGCGTGACCGGGGTGATCGTGTCCTCGACCGTCACATGGCCGATCGCCACATCCGTCAGCCCCGACGTACCGATCGGCCCCACCGCAGACCGCGACGCCGGCCCGAACGAAACCTGCGTGACACGGGAAACGCCTGCCGCGCCGCCGTCCGAGACGTCATACGACCGCTGCTCGGTCAGGTCATACAGGCGCAGCGCGCGGGTGATGACACCTCCGCTGTCCTGCAGCTCGATGCTGACGTACAGCTGGCGGCCGCGGACGTCGAGCGTGTGCGCCAGCTCGAAGCCCAAGAGCGCGCCGTCGCCGTCGCACTGACGGAGATACAGGGTGGTCCCGGTCGTGGTGTAGAAGAGTTCCCAGAACAGGGTGCCGCCGGTGTCCTCCTGGTCGATCGAGCAGATGACCTTGCCGTCGGTCAGACCGGCTGACGGGATCCGCACCATGAAACGCACCTGCGTCATCGTCGGCTCGGAGTACCTCGCGACGCCGCCGGTGAGGACGTTGCCCGCCATGAGGACCACCGGGTCGGCCGCGGCGAAATCGTCGTAGCCCGCCAGCGTCGGCGTCCCGGTGAACGTCATCGGCGACCCGGACACCAGCGGCGACGACAGCGTCGTCGAGCCCGTCGCATCCTCCAACGGCCAGTACGCTCGCAAGTTCGACGACAACGGCTCCATGATCGCGGTACGCATCACCGAGTACGGGGGTGGCGGGGCCTGCGCAAGCCGCCACATCGGGCCGGACACGGTGACGTCCACCCACACGTCGTTCCCGGACCGGTCCCAGGACGGAGCCCACGAGGTGACGTCACCCCAGATCACATACGCTTTGCCGCCGACGCCGTCCGGGACGCTGATCCGCATCGGAGTGTTCCGGCCGATCGCCCCGTAGTACGGACCGCTGGGGTTGCGGGGGCTGAAGCGGGCGTCGTCGTTGCGCAGTTGCAGGCGGGCCACCGCGAACTCGGCGCTGGCGCCCTCCGACCGGATGCCGCTGGTGATCTCCACCTTGCCGTTGTCGTCCCGGACCATGCAGTACGAGGTGATGTCCAGCCACTCGCCGCGCACCCACATCTCGATGACGACCGGCTCGCCGTTGCTGGCCTCCCCGACCGCGCGCGCGGGCCCGGGCAGGAGCGCCAGACGGCGGCGAAACGCCGTGAAGAGAGGGGCGGTAGCGGGCACCGGTCAGCCCACCTCCTGGAACACCACGTAGCAGCGGAGGTCGATCGCCGTCGTCGCCGTAGTCGCCCGCACCCGCAGGAACTTCGAGATCGGGATGATCGGGCGGGCGTCCGGCATCCACTGGCGGACGTAGGACAGCCCGGACTCTCCACTCGTCGAGCTGAGTGAGCAGACGTCGAACACCCGGCTCGCCGTTGTGCTGCCCTCGGCGGTCGCGGTGTAGCCGGTCGCGGACGTGCCCAGCGTCAGCAGCGACGCAGGCCCGTTGGGGTCCAGGTTCGGTACCCCCGCAGCAACGTGCGCGGTCACCGTCGCCGCCACGTCCGTCTGCAACAGCTCGATGACACCGTCGGCGCCGGGCGGGTCGTCCGACGACCAGCCCCACTCCAGGAGCTGGATCATCCGCGTTGCGGGGGTGGCCAGTTGCAGCATCGTCTTGATCGCGGTACCCGTCGTGACCGCCTGCTGTGCGGCAGTGGTGGCCGATGGCCCGTTCCATGTGATGTACGGCAAAGCCGCCTCCTACCTTTCCCGTTGTCCGAGGGCGTTCTGCACGTTGCCGCCCCGCCCGCGGATCTCTTCCTTCAGCGGCTCGAAGACCGCTCGGGCCACGACCTTCCCGTCGAGCGTGATCGTCTGGTGCACGATCACCGTCTGAGTCCCGCCCCCACCCGCGGACGCCGAAGCAGCAGCCGGCCGACGAGGCGCGGTCAACATCGACTCCCACGCCGCGGCCTTCCTGCGGGAGTCCGGACCCGACCACACCCGCGAGCCCACCGGCAGCTGGAGCAGCTCCGGCTCGTGCTCGCCTACCCACGTCAGCCCGCCCCGGATCCCGCCCGACGCCGCAGCGCCGACGATCCCGCCGGACGCCTTGCCGCCCATCGCCCGGGAGATCGCCCGCTCCAGCGTCTTCGCGAGCCCGGCCATCGTGGCTTCCAACTTGTCCTGCGACTTCTGGAGCCGGGCGGTGGCCGCGGTCTGCGCCTTGATCGCCGCCCCATAGACGGCATCCGCCGACGTCTTCCCCGCCGCTGTGGCCGCCGATGTGATCTGCGACTGCAGCGAGTTGATCGCGGAGATGTCGTTCGAGCCCGCCGACAGCAGTGCACCCGCAGTCTCCAGGCCGCCGCCGTTGATGCCGGCCTCGGCGATCTGCTGGATCAGCGACCCGGACAGGCCCTTGGACTGGAGCTGCTTCAGTGCCGACGCGAACGCGCTGGCCTTGTCCCGGTTGTCCGTCAGCCCCTGGAGGATCCCGCCGACGGTGACGTTCTTGCCCGCGGTGCCGCTGGTGATGTCCGACGCCTGGAGCACGCCGCCCCTCACGGACGTCGACAGCTGCGATGCGCTCGTCTTGAGGTCGCTGAGCTTGGTCTTCGCCGTCTCCAGCGCCTTGTTCACGGAGGTGAGCTGCTTCTCGTACTTGATCAGCGAGCGGCCCACCCCGTCGAGCTGCTTCATCAGACGGGACTCGGTCTTCCCCGAGAACGCCGCCCTGATGTTCTTCGCCGCCTCGTTCAGCGAGGTCACCAGCGCGCCCACATCCGACGGCGCACCCAGCGCCTTCTCGAAGCCGGTGCGCTGGTATCCCGCCGCCCTGCCGAACGTGCTGATGTTGAACTGGCCGCGCAGCGCCGACCGCGCCTGCTTCATCGCGTCCGACATGCCGCCCTTGGCGAACCACTGCACTTCGCCGCCGAGGATGCCGACCGTTTCTTCGGCGATCGCCCGCGACCGGCCCCGCTTCGCCGGCGCCAGCGGGATGTACGCCTCCCCGCCCGTCTCCGGCTCGCCCCACACCCGCCACGACCCGGCCGGTGCGATCTGCGCGACGTGCTGTTCCGTGCCACCGTCGGCGTAGAACCGCATCACGCTGCCGTTGGCGTTCTTGAACGGCTTCTGCAGGTTGGACTCGGACTTGCGGTACTCCACGTTGATGTACGACGTGCCGAGCACCCGGCCCGCGAGACCTCCCACCGCGGTCCGGAACGGGCTCGTGTCCGCAGCGACCCGCACGGACTTGCCGTTGATCTTCGTGCCGGTCACGGAGCCGACTGCGCGGAAGAACGGCGACGGGTCTGCGGACAGGGTGGACTCCGCCTTGTCCTGGTCGAACTGGCGCAGGCTTGCGCGGGCCAGCCGCAGCATCTCCTCGGCCTGCTCCTTGTCCGCCGTCAGCTCGGCCTTGCGTTCCTTCGTCAGCTCCGGGTCCTGCAACTGCTCCTTGATCGAATCCAGGTTCGCCTGGGCCTGATCCACGTTCAGGCTGAGCTTCGCCCGGTCCAGGTTCGGGCCAGCCGCAGCCGCGAAGTCCGTGACGCCCTGCTGCATCGTGTCGAGGTTGTCGAGCCAACCCGCAGCGGCTTCGTCGAAGTCGGTCTTCAGGCCCTTGAAGAAGTCGCCCATGCCGGGGATCCCGGAGAACGTGGCCGACAGGACAGTGAGGAACGCACCCAGGGAGGCGATGCTCATCTCCGCGAACATCTTGAACAGCCCAGTCAGAACCGGCAGGGTCTGCAGGCCGGCGTCGAGCATGCTGATGATGCCGGACGCGACCATCGTGAACGCCAGCCGGATACCCGTCTGGTTGTCCTGCACCCAGTCGGAGAACCCGGTGAACTGGTCGGTGAGCGAGCCGATGCTGTTGTCGCCGGACAACGCCTGCAACGTTCCCAGCAGTGCCTCACCCAGCACCTTCGCCAGGCTGCCGAGGACGGAGAACCCGATCGCGGCAACCTCGTTCAGCGCGCGCAGCGAATCCGTGAACAGCGACACCAGCGGCTCGGACGCCTCCAACGATGCCGAGAACACGGTCGCGAACGCGTTCAGCGCCCCGCCCGCGGTGACGAGGAGCTGCTCGAAGAACGGGCCGAACGTCTCCGCCCACGCACCCGCCATCTTGCCCAGCGAGGGGAGCAGGCTGGAGTTGATGAACGTGGCCAGCCCGTTCAGGAAGTCGCTGCTGCCCTGGATGCCCTGTTCCATCTCCTTGAACATCGACGGCAGGCCGGTGTCGAGGAGTCCGCCGAACAGGTTCTGGAACGCGTCCAGGCTGGGCTGAGACTTGGTGCCGAAGTCCATGAACGCCTGCGTGAACGTCAGCAGGCTGCCGGTGAAGTCCGAGAAGAATGCCGACCCCATCTGCACGTTCTTCAGCAGGCTCGCCTTGAACGCGGGGCTGTTCGCGAACGCCGCCGCCTTCTCGACGATGTCCCCGAACGCCTTGCCGCCCTCCTTGACGACGGGGTGCAGGCCCTTCATCGCGCCCTTGACGTCGTCCATCGCCCGCTTCACCCCGGGCATCACAGCCTTCGATGCCGTCTTCTGCAGGGCCTCGAACTCGGGCTTGAGCTTCTTCGCCTCCTCCTTCAGGTCCTTCATCGCCAGCGCCGCCGCGCCCCCGATGCCGGCCAGCCCGAACAGCATCGGCGAGAGGGCGCCGATCGTCGGGAGCAGCGTCGTGCCGATGGCGGCGCCGACGCCGATCAGCTGGCCGCGCAAGCTCCCGCCGCCGCTGCCGAACGCGTTGCCGGCGTTGTTCGCGGCCGTGGTGAGGGTGCCGAGCTGGCCGCCCACGATGCGGAGGCTGCCGCCCATCTGGTTGGCCTGGTGCTGGAGTTGGCGCAGGTTGCGGTTGACGGAGGCCATGCCCGGGCCGGAGAGGTCCCGGACGTGGACGGTGATGGTGACGTCGTCAGACACCCTGGGCCTCTCCTTCCATGTCGTCGGGTGTGCCGAGGCGCTCGATGGTGATCAGGCGCAGGAGGTCGGCGGGCTCCTCGTAGAGCTGGCTGGGCAGGCATTTGAAGCGGGTGCAGAGGTCGAGGATCAGGCGGGCACGCTGGAAGGCAGGGGGAGGTCCGACATGGCTGCCGTCGGCACGGACTCCACCAGGGACGGCTCGCCAGAGAGCGAGCTGCTCGGCAAAGGGTCGGGGACCCCGCTTGCGGCTTCACGGGTGGCGTTGAGGATCGCGGTGATCATGGCGGAGTCCTGGGTGCAGACTCCGTCGAACGTCGTGGGGACCGGGCCCTGTTCGTCTTCGACGTTCCACTCGACGAGGAGACCGGTCATCAGCCGGAACACCTCGCGGCCGGCACCCTCCTGGCCCTGGAGTGATTCCATCTCCAGTTCCTCGCCGACGGTCGGGCCACGCATGGACACTTCGAGGCCCTCGTAGTCCGTGCCGCTGAAGTCCAGCTTGTAGATCTTGCGCTTCGGTCGGAAACCCATGCGAGTACTCCCCTCAGGCCCAGGCCGGCGGCGTGCCGTCAGCGAGGGCGAGCGGCACGGAGAAGGTGAGTGCGCCGTCGTCGCCTCGGGTGAGGGCGTAGTCGGAGGCGACCATCTCCATGGCGAGGGTGACGCCGTTCACGGTGTGCGTGACGGTGCGCTGCACGCTGGTCGAGGAGACGGTCTTGAAGACGTCGTGCGCCTGGTTGGTGGCGGCGTTGAAGACGCCGTTGAGCGTGACCGATCCGTCGGCGAGGAGCAGCAGGCGCTCGTTGCCGGACTTGTCGACGCCGGTGACGTCCTGCACCCCGCGGGGGGTGGACATCTGCCAGTTCGTGATGTCGTTCTTGATGGCCCTCGCGGTACCCGTCGCGTCATCGACGCTGAGCGTCGTCTGTCCGATGCCCGAGCTTTTCGCCATGAGTGATCACCCCTTCTTGATTTCGTCCGCGAGCGTCTGCTGATGCTCGGCAAAGTCGTCGACCCAGGTCTGCGGGTTCAGGTGCTGCCTGGTCTTCGTCCTGCGCGGGTTGCCGCGGTGGTCGCCGTCCCGGACCAGGAACAGCGGCGGCCGCTCCTCGCGGAGGTAGTGCGTCGAGGCGCGGAAGCACTCCTGGCCCGGCTCGAACACCAGCCAGTTCTCGCCCTCCGCGACGTGCAGTTCCCGGTAGCGGCGGCCGGATGTGCGCGCAGCGTGCAGCAGGTCCGGGGTGCAGTTCTCGACCCGCACACCCCAGCCGTTCAGGTAGTGCGGGCAGGCGGTCTCAGCGCATGTCGCCTTACGGAAGTGCGTGGATAGCGGCGAGACGACCGCGTAGGTCTTGTACCGGCTCGGGTCCATGAGCGGCGTGGGCCGGTTCGGCTGGGCGGCCATCAGAACGTCACCCCCGCAATCTCGTTCTTGATCATGTTCACGGAGAACGACACCGTGGTGAAACCGCCCGTCGTGACCGTCACCGCGCGCACGTACCGGCGGATCGTCGCCGTGTTGCCCAGGGCGATGCGCTCCGACGCAGGCTCGGCAGTGACCTGGGTGAAGGCGAAACTGGCGACGTCCGTGAAGCTGGAGTTGTCCGCCGAGTCCTGGATCTTGATGGTCACGTCCGTGCCACTGAAGTCCGTGACATGCAGGTACGCCTGGCCGCCGAAGGAAGCAGACGCCACCGTGTCGATCGACGTCCCGTTCGTGGCCGCCGTATCCGTGCGGATCCCGGCGGTCAGCTGCCGGCCCCACTCGATGCCGTAGCCGTTGGACTGCGCCGACACCCCGAACGTGAGCATGCCGTCGTCGCCGCGCTGCGGGTCGTAGTTGACCTGCTTCCCGACGAGGGACGCTGCCGGATCGCCGAGCGTGGTGCCGCGGCAGTAGGTGAGGATCACGTCCGTGCGGGGCAGCGCCGACAGCTTCTCGTGCAGCCCGCCGGTGACGGCCACCGTGTTGAAGAAGGTCGTCATTTCGATCTGCCCGGACCGCAGGCCGCCCTGCCGCTCGTAGGCGGACTTGTTGATGCCGGTCATGTTCAGCAGAGCGGGGCCGCCGCTGATGTTGTTGAGCTGCTGGATGTCGCCGGACGCGTCGAACCCAGCCACGTACAGGTTGTCGCCCAACCCGCTGGATTTGGCCACTACGCCTCCTGGTCCCAGAGATCGTTCACGATGAGAGGAAGGGTGATCGTGAGCACGCGGTACTCGGCGCCGGACTCTGCGAGATAGCCCGCCCGCGCCGACAGCGGATCGCCGTGCTGCCCCAGCAGGTCGACGTCACGCACCAAGCCATCGAGGGTGAAGTCACCGGAGTACGCGGCCATCAGCGCATCGAGGGCAGTCATCAGGTCCGGGTCGATCGCGTCGGCCGGCTGCTGTACGAGGGAGGAGTACAGGCGCACGTACAGCGCGAGCCGGACCGTCGTCGAGTCGAGCCCCGAAGCGCCGCGCGCGGGCCCGATCTGCTCGACCCACACTGCCGCGGTGATCCCGGACGTGGGTGGGGACTTCGGCTCATGCCCGTTCACCTCGGCGAAGTGCCCGGACGCGAGCGCGTGGGACTCGACCGCGGACAGGATGGTACGGATGTCGAGGGCCATCAGAGCAGCCCCCTCGACCTGTAGCGGGCCAGCAGCTCCCGGGCGATCTGCGGCGCCTGACGGTCCAGGAGCGCCTTCGTGCGGCGGAACGTGAAGTAGCCGGGGAAGCGGGTGACCGGACTGTTGCGGGAGCCGGTGCCCTCCAGCCACGGCCCGTAGATCACACCACCGTCGTGCACCTGGTATCGGCCGCCCGACGTCCGGTCCACGCTGATCCGCGACTGGTAGTAGCCAGTCGGGTGACGGAGCACCTGCCGCAGCCGCTGATGCACCAACTGCTCGCCACGCCGCGCCACCTGATACTCGGTGTCGTCCGCGTACCGAGGCAGCGCACGGGCAGCCCGCCCGTCCGTCCATGGGCCGCTGCTGTGGGAGTTGACGCGCACATCGAATCCAGGCATCCGCTACACCGCCCTCGTCCGGGCCTTGCGGCCGTGCGCGTTGTACGTGCGGGTACGCAGCCCTTCCAGGGAGAGCGTCTCGACGGACACGCTCTTGGAGCCGGAGGACGCCTTGCTGGTGCGGGCATAGCCGGCCTGCTCCTGGAGCAGCCGGTTCATGGCCTCGCCGATGACGAAGTCACGGACGAGGGCGGGCGGGTCCCAGCGCTGGATCGTCGTGCCGCCCGCGTGGGTGGCCGCCGTGGTGCCGAGCGCACCGCGGGTGACGGTGAGGGTGCGGGAGGCGTAGATGTCGACGCCAGCGGTGTGAGCGGCGAGGACGGACCCGTCCCAGGCGCGGATGACGGTGAGCTGGTTGCCTGCGATGTCGACGATCAGCATGCGCTCGGACTCGATGAGGAGGACCTCGTCAACGGCGAAGGCGGTGCCGTCGGACACGGTGAGGGTGACCGAGTTGGCCTGCGCGGTCAGGCCGGAGCCACCGACGTTCTGCCCGGTGTCGGTCATCGCGCGCGCGGTGACGACCATCCGTTCCGAGTCCACCCTGATCACCGAGCCGACCCCCAGGGCTGCGGCTGCCGCGCCGTTGACGTCCACGCCGGTCTCGGACGTGTCGAGCGCCTCAGCGAGCGCGCCTGCGGTGGTCTCGGTGTTGCGGTAGCCCCACAGGCCAGCAATCTGGACGTCGCGCTGGTAGGTGTCGCCGCCCCCGAAGGACGCGCTGGATCCGAGGTTGATCTCGACGCGGTTGAACGGGGGGCCAAAGTTGACCGGCTCCAGGTTGTACTCGCCCTCGGCAAGGGCCGTGCCGCCGGAGGTGATCGCCGAGACCGAGATGAGTTCCTGGTCGTCGAGGCGCAGCACCCACGGGGTGGCGCCCTGGCGGGGCGGCCAGTCGAGGTACCTGGTGGCCTGCATGGGGAAGAACTTGCGGTGACACAGGGCCTCGACGTCGCGGGACGCGGAGGCGAGCGCGCGATCGATCTGTGCGCTGTTGCGGGCGGTGGGCTTCGAGTCCAGCGCCCGCTGGACATCGTCGCGGGTGGCGTACCAGACGCCGTCGGGGCTGGTGTTGGTGGCGTCGGCGGCGGCTGGCGCGGTGACGGTGACCGTCTCGGTGGCGGTGACCGGGCTGCCGGCTTCCAGGCCGGTCCACAGGGCGAGGTACAGGCCGGGGGTGAGTGTGCTGGTGGGTGTCCAGGCGTAGCCGTAGGAGCCGGTTCCGGGGTGGGTGACGCCGCTCGTGGTGGCGGCAAGGGCCGTGGCACCGGTGGCGACGGACGTGATGGTGATCGACGGGGTGGCATCGAGGTCTCCGAGGGTGCCGCCCTCGAAGTCGTAGAACTGGGCGAGGAGGGCGACGGCCTGGCCTGCGATCACGGTCGTCATGCGCTCGTCCCGTCCGTGATGAGGCCAAGGTTGGCCAGGGCGGTGATGAGCGAACCGAGAGCGGCATTCCCGCCACGCGAGCCACTGACGGTCTGCTTCGCGACTGCGGTCGCACCGTGGAAGCCAAGCTTGTTGCCAGTGGCGTCGAGGGTGTGGACGGCGGCCGAGTCGGCGGTGTCAGCGAAGATCCAGGTGCCGCAGGCATGCGCCAGTTGGACGCCGGATTCGAGACGCAGGTAGGTGCGCTGGGTTCCGTCGAAGTTGGTACCGGAGAAGACGCTGAGGATCCAGTCCGATCCCGTGGCCTCGCAGTCGAGGCGCGAGCCGAGCGGCCGGAATCGGTAGCCCTTGTTCGTGCCGAGAACCGAGAAGTTGGCGTCATCGACGGTGACGGCCCCGGTGAAGGTGGCGCCAGCAAGCGCGGCAAGCAGCGCCACCAGTCCGTCGACGTAGCCCTTCGAGGCCGCGTTCAGCGCCTGGTCCGGAGAGGAGTCGGGCAGCGTCAGCTCACCCGTCATCACATCGCCCGCCCGGTTCACCTTGCGGGTGTCTCCGGTGGTGCTGGCGTATCCGACTGCCGTCATCTGCCGTCCTCCTCTCTCGGTGCCGTCGTGGTGGTACTACTGGTCAGCGGAGCTGGTCCCCGACGTGCCGGCCTCCTGGCCGCCATCCGTCGAAGCGGCAGAAGAGCTCTCCGTCTGGGCCTTCTTCGAGCGGCTGCCCGTCGTTCGGGCACGCTTCGGGCTCGGCGTCTCGCTCGGCTCGGGCTCGGGCGACGGCGTCTCGTCGGATGCTGAGGAGCTGCTCCCAGGCGATGCCTCCTCACCGCCCTCCTCGCTCGCGGGCTCCGGCCACACGTCCGGGTCACCCTCGGTGGACCACGAGCCACCCACCACGGACGCGCCCGCCACACTGGGGCCGCCGTGCACGGTGATCTTCGGCATGAGTTCCTGTCCTTCCTCGACGTGCTCGCTGCTGCCGCACTGCGGGCACCGGGCTGCACCGACCGAGTACCGGGCGGTGCAGCCGGTGCAGACCCACAGCGCCATGTCAGGCCGCCGCCACCGCGGCACCGTTGTCCAGCGGGATGTACGTCAGATCCCACTTGACGCTGCCGGTGTTGGAGGCCGCGCAGTCCAGCAGGATGCTTCCGGGCTTGAGCACGATCGGCTGCGCCGGAACCTTGTTCGACGGCAGGAAGTTCAGCGCGTCCTGCATCGCCGTCGCCGGAGTCCCGGTGATCGAGTACATCGTTCCGACCGCGTCCGCCGTGATGTCGAGGACCGCGCACAGGTCCTGCGTTGCGCCCGCGTCGGTCGGGTCGAACGTGAGTTTGGTGTTGTCGGCCTGCGTCTGGATGACCGTGGTCACCTCGCCGATCAGGCTCGTGATGAGGACCTTGCCGCCGGACACCGTGAACAGCGTGCTGGTGCTCGTCTGCGGCAGCGCCGCGGTGGCGCGCTGCACCTTGACGCCGCACAGCAGGGAGCGAAGCTGGTCGCCCTGGATGAGAACGGACATGGTCAGGCCCCCACGATCGCCAGGTTGTCCGGCTTGCGGGACGTCGACAGGTCGTGGAGAACGGCGGTCACGAGACCCGCCGCGCCCGCCGAGACCTTCACGTAGCCCTTGCCGTCGGGCAGAGCGTCGCCGGACACGTAGAACACGACCGTGCCGGAGGAGATGGTGACCGCGTTCGACGCTGACTGCGAGGCGGTGACCCATGCGGCCGAGCCGTTGGTCGCCGTGTTCGTCTGCTTCGTCGTGATGATGTTGCCGGGGGTCGCATACGACCCGGCGAAGGTGTCGGCGACGGTGATCGTGAACGTGTCGTTGCCGGTGCAGACGAACGAGACACCGGCGCAGTCGCGGAGGGAGAGCCCAACGCCGGCCGCGATCGGCACGACGTTGAACTCGCGCCCGAGTCCTGCCATGGCTGCCATGGATTGTTCCTTTCCAGGCGGGGTGTGAATGCCGCCCTGGGGTTGGCCCCGGCCCGGGGCGTTACTGCCGGGCCGGGGGTGGAACGTCAGGCGCGGGTGGCGACCTTGACGAACGGGGACAGGGTGTTGGAGCCCTTGCGGGGGGTGATCGCGTACTTGATCCACGGGGTGCCGTCGACGCGCTCGATCACGCGCATGGCCGTCTTGTCGTTGCCGAACTTGAACTCGGTCGACGTGGCCGACTGCATGGCCTGCCGGTCACCGATCAGGTAGTAGCCGAAGTCGACGAAGTTGATGTCACCCGCGGTACCCACGGACGAGACCTTCTCGGTCCACACGACCGGCCGGCCGAGGATCGTCACGGGCGGGGCGCCGGCGCCGTCACCGTTGCCGATCCACACCGCGCTGCCGCCGGTGCCCACGCTGAGGGCCATGGTGGCGAGCTCGGGGAAGGTGTCGATGTGCGCGACCCACACGGCGCGGCCGATCGACGCCGGCAGCATGCGGGAGTACGCCTTGACGATGTTCTCCCACAGGATCGAGCCTGCGGCCTGGCCGGTCTCCTTCGGGACGGACACGGCGGCCGGGGCGTTGAGGAAGCCGAGGGGCTGGCCGACGCCGTTGCCCTCGGTGAAGGCGACGTCCTCGAACCAGGCGAGGGCCTCGGGGTAGGACTCGTTCATGAACTGGTCCAGGCTGATGATGCTGTCCTGGAAGAGCTCGTTGGGGATCTCGCTGTAGAGGGTGAGCTTCTTGGCCTGGAGCTCGATGCGGCCGAACGTCGGGCTGCTGTCGGTGAGGGTGCCGCCCTCCTCGGTCCAGTAGCCGACGATGCCGCCGTGCACCGACGACGCGTTCGACGTGTTGTCGATCATCGGGTACGGGACGGTGAGGGACTCCATCGGCACGACCCGGGCGCGGGAGCGGACAACGGCCATCTCCAGGGCGACGCGCAGGAGTTCGGCGCGCAGCGTCTCCGGAATCAGGAACCCGCCGTCGGACGGCACGCTGCTGCCGAACGCGTTCTGGATCTTCTTGATGTCCGAGCGCGCAGCGAGCGACTCCTGCGTGTTCGCGCCCTGCCACGTCGCCGTGAGGTAGTCGCCCCAGTTGGCGAACTGCTTGTCGAGCGCGGCACCCGGAGCCTTCGGGTTGTAGTGCTTCGACCGGGCGACCGGCGGGGCGGTCGGGTCGAGGTTGAGGCGGTTGATGTTGTTGAGGAGCTTGTCGTCGCGGAGGATGTCCGCGAACTGGCGCTGGGTCTCCTCCCGGATCTGCGCCTCGATGTTGGGGTCCTGCTTCTGCTGGCCCTTGGCGAAGTCGAGGATGAAGGACTCCAGGGTGTCCTTGTCCTTGACGATGTGCTTGAGCGTGGCGGTGTCGCCCAGAGCTTCCGCCAGTTCGTCGGCGTTCTGCGGGACGGTCGGTGTGGCCACTGTGCCTCCTTCAGGCTGCCGTCGCGCTGGACGACGTGTCGGGCTCGATCAGGTTGGAGACGAGCGCCGACCAGGCGTCGTCGGTGGTGAGGTGGGCGACGGCTGCCGTCCACGCGTCTGCGGGTTCGGCGGCGGGCTCGGGCTCGGGGGCCGGTTCTGGTGCGGGCTCGACGGGGGGCATCTCTGCAACCGGCTCGACGGGCGCCGGGGGTGTGGGCTCGGCGCGCTGCGCGACGGTCTTGCGGAGCATGTCGGCAAGCTGTTGGCCGAAGGTCTCGCCGAGGTTGAACGTGAGCGTCACCGGCTCGGGCTGCGCCTCAGGCTCCTCGCGGCGGGGACCGGTGTAGCCGTAGGCGGCGAGGTCGAAGGCGCGCGCCATGTCCGGCTGCTCCTCGTCCTCGTCCGGGGTGACTGGATCGGCGGCCTTCGGCGCCCGCACGGCCTCGTCCGCAAGCCCGTTGGCGACGGCGTCCTCGGGCAGGTACCAGGTCTCGGCACGCATCCGGGCCCGCCACTCGTCGCGCGTACCGCCGGCGCGAGAGGCATAGGCGTCGGCGATGTTGTCGCTGATGAGGTCGAGGAGTTCGGCCATCTCTTCCATGTCGGCGGCGTTGCCCATGCACAGGCCACTGGCGTCGTGGATCATGAGCATCGTGTTCGGGGCCATCTCGATCCGGTCCCCAGCCATCGCGATGACGGAGGCGATGGAGGCGGCGATCCCGTCGACCTGCACGGTCACGTTCGCGGGGTGGGAGCGAAGCGCGTTGGCGATCGCGATGCCCTCGAAAACGCTGCCACCGGGGCTGTTGATCCGCACCCGCAGATTCGGCGCCGTGACCCCGCGCAGGTCGGCAATGAACTGATCCGCGGTCGCGCCGTACCAGCCGCCGACCTCGTCGTACAGCATCACCTCGGCCTCATCCTGCGAGGCGGCGTTGGTGATGCGGTACCAGGAGCGGGCCTCGATACCCAGCTGCTCGCGCTGCTTCTCAGCCCGCTCGCGCTGGCTGGCCATGAGGGTGGCCGCCTTCCCGGGCAGCGCGATGCCCATCGTGCCCTTCATGAGCGGCTCCCTTTCGTCTCTGCGCTGATGTCCGCCATGCCGAGCGCGCGGAGGGCCTGATCCCACTCGATGAAGCGGACGGCCCGGTCGTCGACGTAGTGGAGCGCGGGCAGCTTCCGGTCAGTCACCAGCAGCACGCCCCGTTCGTTCCAGAACGGCTTGCGGCGGCCGTACCAGGTGCGCGGAAGCCGAGTGGTGCACTCGAAGCCGTAGCCCGACATGCGCTCGATCCAGCGGGCGACTTGCCGGGCGTCGCGGGTGGTGTGGATGAACACGGCGTGCTCTTGCATGAGGCGGCTGAGCGCGACGACGGCGCCGGGCTTCCAGTCGCCGTAGATGGTGCCGTCGTGCCAGCCCTTCTCGTAGCTGTGCAGGACCCCGTCGAAGTCGACGGCTACCGTGCTCATTCGTCGTCCCTCGTCTTCCTGCGCTTGACGACCTTGCAGCGGCAGTCGTTGCCGTACTCCGCACCCACGCAGCGCACGTAGCCGGAGCCGCCCGGGTAGTCCTTGTAGGCCTGCGCCCGGTTCCGGTAGAGGCGCCCGTCCTGGTCCGCGCACGGCTGACAGACGTCGTCGTCGTGCTCGGTGACGACCTCCCACCGCATCGCGTTCTCCACCCCGGTGCCGAGCAGGCCGGCAACCGAGTCATCCCACGACGGGGCTGGCGGAGCGGTCCCGACTGGCTTGCCCACGAACGGGATCTCCGGCAGGCCGACAGCCGACAGAGTGCCCTCCGGCTCGAACCCCGCCTGCACGAGCACGGCGGCCGCGTTGGAGCGGGACGTCAGCTGCAAGGCCTCGCTCTCGACGTCGTCGGGGATCGGGTTGACGAAGTCGAACTCCAGGCCCGTGGCCGTGGTGCCGTAGAGGGGGAGGAGCCGGTGGTTGAGGGCGTCGCGGACGGCTTCGAGGTCGGGGACGACGAGCCAGCGGGCGAACATGACTGCGCCGGCGTCGGCGTTGGAGCGGTTGACGTCGTCGACTGCTCCGGTCATGGGCTTGGGGAACCCGAAGGCTTCGCGGATGATCTCTCGGCCGACTTCGCGGAGTTCGACGAACTGCATGTCGCGCTGGGTGAACTTGCGGTCGACCCACTTGCCGTGCTCCAGGATGGCGACGCGGTGGGCGTTGGCGATCCCCTTGTGCTGCTCGTTCCACCGGTCGCGCAGCTCGTCGAACTCGTTGTCGCCGAGACCGCCGGGGACTTCGATGATGCCGCCCGGCTCTGCCGAGTTCAGGAAGAAGTTGCGGTTCCACTCGGCGGAGTAGCGGACCGCGTCGAGGTCGGTGAGGAGCGCCTGCACCGGGCCGATCCCGCGGTACGGGTCGGTGGGGTGCGGGGTCCGGATGAGGATGACGTCCTCCTTGCGGAGCGCGATCTCCTGCCCGTCCGGGCCGGTGTACATGTAGCCCGACAGGAACGTCTCCGGGTCCGGTACGGGCCGCATCCGGTCCGGGCGCACCGGCCACAGTTCCAGCGGCAGGTTGACCGTCTCGTGCCGGGCGATCACCCACCACTGCTCGCCGGTCAGCTGCTTGTGCTGCGCCCCGGCCTCGACGAACTCGGACTGCGTGTAAAACGGGTTGGGCCGGTTCCACAGGTCCAGGGCTGCATGGCTCGTGACCTCGGTGCGGTCTTCCTTCTTCCCGGACTTGGCCTTCCGGTACAGCTTCCACTCGACGCCGGCCTCGGCTTTGGCGGTGCGGTTGACGATGGCGAAGACGGTGGAGACGGAGCCCATCGCGTCGAGTTGGGCGGTGGCTCCGCGCTGGCTGCCGAAGAGGCCGCGGCCGTAGGAGGCGGCGCGGGAGGCGAAGGGGACGGGGGTGTTGGTGGTCGTGCCGGCGCGGTTGAGGAGCGCGCCGAGGAGGGTGCGTGCCACCTACCCCTCCCCTCTACGTGCCGCTGTAGAACCGCCAGTTCAGGACGATGCAGCCGACGCCGAGGGCGGCGACTCCCGCCGCTACCCCAAGGAGCAGCATGGCGGATCCCGACAACAGAATAACCCCAGCCGTGTCAAGCACAACCGGCATGGCCCTATTCAATCCCTGCATCCACCTGCGCACAGGCACCTTCCTCGTCATCCGAGCCACCTCACCCTGGTCCGAGCGCCGTTGTAGAAAGCCAACAAAAGCGCGTCCGCGTTGTCCGGCGACCTCCCGAGCCGCTTGCGAATCTCATCCTTCGGCTCCACCTGGATCCGGCCCGCCGCATCCACCAGCCACAGCGGCTCCAGCAGCTGCGCCACCGTCGTGTCCGCGTTCTCCATCCCCGAGAGGTCCCAGCCCTGCCGCTCCGACAGGCCGCGGGCGAGCAGCCACCACATCTCCGCGCGCAGGTTCTTGTACTTGTCGGGGGCGCTGGACTTCTCGCCGACGTTGACGCCGACGATGCGCGCCGCGTGCTTGCCCTGCGAGGCGAGGTTGCGCAGCTCGCCGATCACGCCGAAGCCGACGCCGATGCTGTCGACCTTGACGGCGGTGGCGCCGGACTCCTTGATGGCGGCCACGACCATGGGTGCGATCTTCTCCGGCCGGTCCGTGTGGGCACGCCACTCCCGGCCGGCGCGCCGGCCGCGGCGTTCCCGGATGACGGTCTCGTCCCCACCGCCGCCGACGTCCACGCCCAGCTCCACCGGCTCTAGTTCCTCGGCGGTCGGCCGGCGTTCGGGGTCGATACGGCAGCGGGCGATGTCGGAGGCGCGGACCACCTTGTTGGGGGCGTCCTCGCTGAACTCGCCGAGCACCTTCGACTTGTAGAGGGGGTTGTCCTCGCCCCACTCCTGCGCTTTCTCCTCGACCCATTCGCGGCCGACGAGGGCCTGCGCCACATCCTCGGGGACGGGTTCGCCGGTGAGGTTCGGACTCTCGAACGCGCTGATGCCGATGACGTGCCAGCCGGATCCGGGCTGGCACACCTTCCGGAAGTGCGAGGCCGGGTTGTCGGGGTTGCCGATGGCGAGGATCCGGCAGTCCGCGTTCGTCGTCAGCGCGTCCGCCGCAACCCAGAGTTGCTCGGGGATGCCGCAGGCTTCGTCGAGGATGACGAGGACGTAGCGGGCGTGGATGCCCTGGAACGCACTCTCGTCGTGGTCGGCGGGCTTACGGCCGAACGCGACCAGCTCGTCTTCGATGTGCCATTCGGTCTGGTTGACGCGGCCGGCGAGTTTGCCGCAGCGGTGGACGCGGCGGATGTACCGCCAGAGGATGGCGCGGACCTGGGCGAAGGTGGGTGCCGACGTGACGACGAAGGCTTCGCCGGGTGGGTGGGTGTCGAGCCACCAGGAGGCGACGAGGGCCGCGGTGTGGGACTTGCCGACGCCGTGGCAGGAGCGGACGGCGGTGCGCCGGTTGTCGCGGATGCTGAGCATGATCTCGCGCTGCTTCGACCACACGACCTGGTTGAGGCGTTCCTCGACCCAGCCGACCGGGTTGTGGGCGTAGAGGCGGGTGCGTTTGCGGAGGTTGCGGCGGTCGACCTTGGCGACGAGCTGGTCTCGGATCTCCTTCAGCGCCTTCGTGTCGCCGGCGCGCACCAGCTGTTCGATCTGCTGGTGGACCTGGTCACGCGTCGGTGTCGTCACCGTCGTCCGGTCCCATGGCTGCGTCGAGGAGTCGGCTGATGTCGCGGCCCAGTTGTTCGGCTTCGACGCTTACGCGGGAGGGGGCGTCGAGGCCGAGGAGTTTGCGGAGGGACTCGCGGGCTTTGAGGTAGCGGTCGACGGCTGCGAGTTTGATGCTGTCGTCGAGGAGTGGGGTGCCGTCGTCGTCTTTGACGATCTTGCCGTGGGAGACGGTGACGTGGTCGCGTTGAAGGATCGCCAGTACCTCGTCCGTGATCATCTCCAGGCGGTCGACTTCGAGTTCGATGAGGCGCGTACCCGGGCCGGCGCAGGCGTCGCGGATGGCTCGGTGGACGGCTTCCCAGGCGCTGCGGCTGCTGGCGTAGCCGAGGTCGTCGGCGATCTGCTGGTACGTCTTGCCTTGGGCGCGGAGTTCGGCGGCGGCAGCGTCGCGGGTGGCGGTTTCGGGGTTTCGGCTGTAGCGGCCGTGGCGGTCGCGGACGTTCTGGTTGGGGTTGGCCATGTCCGCCCTCCACTGTTACCGGTAACTGTGTTTTGATGGTAGCGGTGGCGGCAAGCTGGCGGCTTGCGTGCATGGGTGAGGCCCGCTCCCTGGGCAAGGGGCGGGCCTCCGGCGTGCAGTAGGTCAGGTGAGTTGCGTGG